AGTGATCTCCCCGCTCTCCAGCTGGAGAACGAAGTCCTTTTGCAGGGCCTGATATTGGGTCTGGCAAGCCTTCGGCAGTGTGATCTCGATCACACTATCGACACGGTCGGGAACGTCGATATAATCTTCGGCCTTCATCCGCAGGCAGATGTCGGCCACGGCGCCGTAGAGCCGGTCGACGCGATCCGGCCGCACCTCGAACTGGTTCCACTGCGGATTGCCGACCTGGCGGCAGAACTTCTCAAGGAAGATGCCCTTGGTCTTGCCAAGGCGTTCGCCGCGGTCCATGAGGTAGATCTGGGGCCAGATGTCGATCAGGTTGTTGCTGGCCGGCGTGGCGGTCAGTTCGACCACCCGCTTGATCCTCGGCAGCACAGAGCGCAGCGCCCGCCACCGCTTGGCCTGCGTCGACTTGAAGGCCGACGACTCGTCTATCACGACCATGTCGTACGGCCACTTCTGGCCCCAGAACTCGACCAGCCACGGCACCATCTCGCGGTTGATGATCGTCAGTTCGAAGTCGAGGCACTTGGCGCGGGCTTCGCGCACCTTGGCGCTGACGCCTGCAAGCTGGTTGACTTCGAGGTGCTTGAGGTGCCGCCAGTGGCCGATCTCGTTCGGCCAGGTCGACAGCGCCACGCGCAGCGGGCCGATGATCAAGGCGCGCTCGACTTTCTTTTCTGCGAGAAGGTCAGAAATAGCTGTTAGTGACGAAATTGTTTTGCCCAAACCCATGTCTTTCCAGAGGGCGCATGACGGGTTGTCTTTTATGAATTGAATAGCAGTCCGTTGGTATTCGTGAAGGTCAGAGCGATTTAGCATGGCGCTTCGCTTTCTTGGCTTCTTGCATTTCTGCGAGGTGGACTTTCATGTGTTCGGAGCGCGTCAGTATTTGAAGGTTCTCAGGGCGGTTATCGCGTTTGTCACCGTTGACGTGGTGGACGACTTCGTCTGGAAACAGCGCCCGCCCAAGCATCCACTCCGCAACAATCCGGTGTTCGTGACGCCCCCTGCTCTTACGATACGTTTTGCACTCGCCGCGGTCGCGCTGCTTGCTGCCGTCGTTCATTCGTCCGCGGCGCGCTTGCTCCTCGGGCGAGAAGAACTTTGTGTGGTGGCCGTGCTTATAGGTGTAAGCAGTCAGTTCGCCGCATCCGCAGGCGCACGGCTTCTTGCGGCGTTCGGCGTCCACCCTCTGGCGGTGCTTGTTACAAAGACCACGGCAACGAACAGGAGCGCCACAGTCTTCGACTGAACATACCTTAGAGATCGAGAGCATCGACGGCGCTTTCGACGGAGTCGCAGACGTGGACGACCATGAAGTGTTCGCGCAGCTTCTTGATCGTGTGGGCTTGCAGCTGCGTCGGCTTCTTGCCGGGGGCCTTGAACTCGATGAACACGACGGTGCCGTCCTTGATGAAGATCCGGTCAGGGACACCGCGCACCGATGGCGACACCCACTTGAACACCAGCCACCCGGCCTTCTTCGCCAGGTCGACGACCTTCTTCTCGATGTCCTTCTCGCGGATCATTTGCGCGCCATTTCCACGTAATCGCGAAGGGCTTTGCGCCCTTCCGGCGTGTTAAGGGGCAGTTCGCCGTCGGGTGTGGCAATGAATCCCGCCGGCCTTTTGCGAGCGCGCTTGTTGTTGTCCACGGTGTCGCGGAACCAGTCAGACCAAGACCTCACTTCCGATACCTTTCACACTCAAAGCCCTCGGCGTCCATCGGCAAGCCGGTGGCCCAGTCAGGCAGTTCACACATCAGCTGCTCCATCGTGGCGAGATCGCCCACGCCCTTCGGCATCTCGCAGATGATCTCGTCGTGGATCGACGCGACGACCTGGTAGCCGTTCGCCTCGAGCCGCAGCATCGCCTCGGCCAGCAGATCGCGCGCCACGGCCTGGGTGACGTTCTCAGCCAGCTTCCCGCCGTAGGTCGACAGCTGCGCCCAGCGCCCACCGAGCTTGCTGTCCGTACCCCAGAACTCGAGCTGGTCGCGCAGCATCGGCTTGTAGTAGGCCAAGCGGCGGCCGGACGGCAGCTTGGCGAACAGGAAGTCGCCGACGCAGCGGAAGGTGATCGGCCCAGCTTCAAAGGCGTGGCCACGGTGGCGCACGGCGTTGCAAGCAGCCTCTTCCAGCGCGTACCAGAACCGCACGATCTTCGGGTGAGCCTTGCGCCACTTCACCTTGATCTCGTCAGCCTGATCGTCAGGCACCTCGACGCGGTAGGCCTTGGCCATCGTCTGGAACGCGCCGACCCCGCCCTGGTAGCCCAGCGCCAACACGGCGACCTTGCCGATCTGGCGTTCGTCCTTGTCCTTCGGCGTGATCTTGCGGCCGTAGATCCCGGTGGCGGCGTGGCAGTAGATGTCGCCACCTTCGCGGAACACGTTAAGCGGCCCCTGCTCGTCGGCCAGCCACGCAAGGACGCGCGCCTCGATGGCGCTGAAGTCGGAGACGAGCAGGCGGTTACCCTTGGCTGGCACGATCATGCCGCGCAGGCACGACGACAGCGCCACCATAGGGTCGCCGTACAGAGCCTCGATCAGGTCGGGGTCTTGGTGCTTGAACAGCTTGATGCAGTTATCGGTGTCGCCGAAGGCAGGGCGGGGAAGGTTCTGCGGCTGGAAGCCACGACCGGCCCAGCGGCCAGTCTGCGCGCCGTGGTACGCGAACACGCCGCGAGCGCGGCCATCGTGTTCAGCGGCGAGGTTCTGCATGGCGGCGTACTTCGACGTGCTGGCCTTGCCGAGCGTCTGGCGGATCTCCAGCACCCGGCGCACATCGTCGGGCAGGGCAGGGTCGGCCAGTGCCTCGAGGACGGCGTTCTTGTCGTAGCCGGTGAGGGTGTAGCCGCGCGACTGCGTCCACGCCATCACCCTGGCCCGTGAGCCGACATCCGGCAGGACGCCGCCGCTGATATCCTGCGCGCGGGCGTTGAGCCTCTCGGCGGTGGCGTAGATCAGGTTGATGGCGTGGTCGACATTGGCCACGTCGATGCCCAGCCCGCGCCAGTTGATCTCTTGGTCAAGCAGCCAGACTTCGCGTTCGCGATCCGACATCGGCTTGTAGGGCAGCAGGAGATTCTTGATCGCGCGCTCTGTCCGCACGTCCTGCTTGCAGTAGGCGTAAAGCTCGTCGAGCAGTTCGGGATCGCGCCGACGTTCGCCGCGGTACGGCTGGCAGAGGCGCTGGATCAGGTAGCGGCCGCGCGTGTCCTTCTGTTCAGAAACGTGCAGCACCTGGGCGCACTGGCCAAGCGCGCGGGGCAGCGCGAGGGTGGCTGCGAGCGCGGCGGTGTCGTTCCACTGGTGCGGAGCGGGAAGCACGCGGCTGACGTTGTAAAACTTGTGCGTCCACACCGCGCGCTCAAAAGCAGCGTTCCACGCCCACAGTTCTGCGCCATCGATGATTGCGTCGCTCAACCGGCGCGGGAACGGCTCGTCCGGCGTCCACAGCTGCGGCTCCTCGTCGTCGATGGCCCATGCCATGCAGATAACTTCGGTCGACGGGTGGGCGGCGTAGTTGTAGCCGCCAGTGGTCTTGATGTCGCACTCGCTGTAGGTTTCGAAGTCGATGGAGACGGTCGTCACTGTTCACACTTTCTCTGCGCCCAACTCGCGCAGCACTTTTCGCAGATCACTTACCTTGTTCTTGGTGGCGCGGAAGTCCGACGCGGTCAAGGACAAGGTGACAAATCGGCTTCCGCTTTCCGTCTCGACGACCAGGCGCATGTGCTTGCCGCCGTGTTCGAAGTGATGGCCAAGGACGCCATCCCACTTGTCTAACTCAGCAATCAGCGCCCTCTGCGTGTTGCGATCAGCCATACCTAATCCCCTGAAAGAAAGTGTCCCGGCAGGCCCAACCCCGCCGGGACACCCAAGGATCACGACAGGAAGTCGTCGTCCTCTTCCTCGATCTCGCCGAACACGTCAGCGGTGACCTTCTTGCCGCCGAAGGACTCGCCGTCCTTGACGAACTGAATGGCCTCGAGCGTGGCGTTGATGCGCTTGCCCCACTGGTTGTCCTGCGCCCACAGCGAGATCGCCGCGTTCACGTAGCAACCGGCATACGGCTTGCCATCCTCTTCGGCCAGCGGGTTCTTCTTCTGGTCGACGATCACCGGACGAACCTTGGTCGAGGCCGAGACGTAGACGCAGCCGTCATAGCCGTCGTAGTCCTTTTCCTCACCGTCGCCGATGCAGACCTTCAGGCCGGCAGGCTTCTTGCCCTTCCACTTCTCAGCAGCCAGTTCGCTGATCGCAGCCTTGAGCTTCTCGATCTGGTCAGCCTGGCTGTCCTTGTCCAGCAGGAAGTTCGCGTTGAAGCGCGGATCCTGACCCGGCGCGAACGACTTCGCGGTCCAGATCTGGGGGAACGACAGGCGGACGTTCTTCAGCACAATTGCAGTCATTTCACTTTTCCTCTTCAAAGAGATCCGCAGCGCGTTCGCCATAGGCTGGCCGGGGATCGGATTCGGGGGCGAGCGTCGGCTTGCCCCGTGGCTTGACGACGAGATCAGCGATCTCGCCGGCTTTCGCCCTACCCAGCACCTTCTCGGCCTGAGTGGGGGAAATCAGTTTCTTGGTGTAGATGGCGTCATCGCCAAGTCCGGCCTCGGCCAGGCAACGTGCAACGAGTGCCTCGTCAGGCTCCCACTGGCGGATGCTGCGGCCCTCGACCAGCTTGTAGCCGGGGATCACGCCGCCCTGCGCCAGTGTGTTGAGGGCGTACTCCTCGACATCGGCGGCCCACGACTTGAGCAGCGGCAGCTTCGGCAGCAGCGCGGCCACCTCGTCGCCAGACATCAGGTGCGGCATCGGCACGAAGAGGGGAGCCTCGAGGTCGTCAAACTTCGACAGCGTCAGCTCGTAGTTGTGCTTGGCCAGCGCCTTGCACGTCGCCCGCGCCTTGCACCACTGGCACGTCTTCTGGCCAGGGTTGAACTCGGCGGTGCCGAGCGATGCCTTGTCGGCCGCAGGCTTTACAACATCGGCCGCCCAGTTCAGCAGCGCGGTCACGGTGATCGTGAACTCGCTGACGTGGTCGAGCCGCGGCTGGTGGATGTGCAGGACGAAGGTGTCGATCTCGTAGATGTGGCCGTATGTCTGCCACACCCCCAGCGCGTAGAGCATCGCCTGCTCGTTGCGGTAAGCATCGACGCGGACACCCTGGCCGAACTTAAGGTCGATGACATGGCACAGGCCATCGCCGATCACGATGGCGTCCGAGGTGCCGAAGCCACCCGGCACCCAGTGCGTGAACTCGACGCGCTGCTCGATCAGCAGGGCTTCCATGCCGTCCTGCGCGCGGATGTTCCGCACGTAGTCGACGTAATCGGCGACGTGGTGCGCCATGTCGGCCGTGACCTCGACACCCTCGAGCGTGTCGCCGATCATCTCGGACGGGGCGATACCTTCGCGCAGGCACCACTCAGCCAGTGCGTGGGCGGCGGTGCCTTCCTTGGCGAACGCGCTGCCCTCGTCGTGCAGACCGGCCTCGAGGATCACGCTGCCAGGGCAGTGGATCCAACGGTGCGCGGATGACGGGCCGAGCTTGGCGTGTGCCGGCTGGGCGTCTTCGAACAGTTCAAGCTGCATTGTCTTGCCTTTCAGCTGAAGTAGACGACGAGGAAGATCAACACCCACAGGACGGCGCTGACCGCGAGGCCATACATCACGCCCCGCGCGGTGCTGAGATCGTCGTCATTCATTGGCCCACGCCTTGGCGTCGGTGAGCAGGCTGGCGTACTTCGCCGGGTCGACATCGCCGAGCTTCTTCGCGCCGTACTCCTTCAGCAGCGACTTGGCGGCATCGGCGCCCTTGGCCGACGCCAGGTCGGTCATGGCGGCGCGGACCTGTTCGAGGTTGACCTTGGCGGGTTCGGCTTTGCTGCGTTCAATCGCGGCGCTAACGCGCTTGTCGGAACCTTCAGCGCGAAGGTCGACGTGTAGCTTAGAAAGAAGGTCAAACGCCTCCTCCAGCTTCAGTTGAACCGCCCAAGCGCGGCTAATCATTTCTTCGTTCGTCACTTCCAATCTCCTAGTTGACACTTCGTATCGGCGCGTTCTAACTGTGCGGCGACAACCGACAGTTAGCAACTCACAAATCGGTGTCAAGTGTGTTTTTCGGAGAAAAATGATGTTCGAACGTGATGCAACGAAAGTCAGGGAGGCCGTGGAAACCGTGGCCAAGGAGTGTGGCGGCGGCAGCATCCGCACCCTGGCCGGGATGCTGGGTGTCTCCACGCAGGCGATCTACAAGTGGATCGCGCACGGCGTCCCAGTGAAGCGCGCCATCCAGATGTCGATCTGGACCAAGGGCAAGGTGCAGTGGTACCAGATCGTCCCCGAAGTCCTTGAGGAACTGCGCCATATGCCTAAGGGAGACGCGGCATGACGCTCAAGAGCGAGATGGAGCGGATCCTCGAGGAAGAGGCCGGCGCGCTTGACGTACAGGTCGGCGGCGGCCACTACAAGGATCTGGCCATTCAGCCGGTCGAATACGTCCTCGCCAACAAGCTGCCCTTCGTGGAAGGCTGCGTCGTGAAGTACGTCACTCGCTGGAAGGCGAAGGGCGGCGTCGAAGACCTCCGCAAGGCCCGCCACTTCCTCGATCTGCTGATCGAACACGAAGTGAAGAACGGCCGGTAAAAGAAAGGCCCCGCGGGTTAGGCGGGGCCAAGGAAGGAGTGAGGGAGTGACAAGCTCTTCATACATGAAACAACACGGGATGCAACTGGCATCTCTCGGCTACCGCGTCCTGCCGATCCGCGTTGGCCACAAGGCCCCGGCGATCAGTGACTGGCAAAACAGCCACGCGGATGAAGCGACGGTGGCCGGCTGGATCGAGAAGTACCCCGACGCAGGCGTCGGCGTGATCACCGAGAACACGCCCGCTATCGACATCGACTGCCTCGACAAGGACATCAGCTACAAGCTGATCAAGTGGGTCGAGAACAACATCGGCATGGCCCCTGTGCGGATCGGCCGCAAGCCGAAGGCGCTGATGGTGTTCCGCACCGACGAGCCGTTCGGCAAGATCCGGTCGAACGAGTACGTCGACTTCCTCGGCAACCGCAACGCCGTCGAGGTGCTGGCCAAGGGGCAGCAGTTCGTCGCCTACGCGATGCACCCCGACACCGCGAAGCCCTACACCTGGCCGAAGAAGTCGCTGGTCGATATCCGCCACGCCGATCTGCCGGTGCTTACCCGCGAGCAGGCGCAGGAGTTCGTTGCCTATTTCGAGAGCATCGTCCCCGACGACTGGGAACTGTCGCGCAAGGGCGTGTCGGCCAGTGGCGAGACGGACGAGCTGCTGACGCTGCGCCCCAAGCTGGGCAAGAGCCTCGACGATCTCGAGCGGTGGCTTGAGAGCATCGACCCTGACTGCGGCCACGACGAGTGGGTCAAGGTCGGCATGGCGCTGCACCACGAAACGGACGGATCGCCCGAGGGCCTGCGCCTGTGGGACGGCTGGTCGAGCGACGGGGCCAAGTACGTCCACGGTGAGTGCAGCAAGCGGTGGCGCAGCTTCGGCCGCAATCCCAGCGCCCAGCCGGTGACGGCCGCCTTCATCGAGGGCAAGGCCAAGAAGGTCGAGC